TCCAACACTCCATACTGCATTCTCTCAGAGCCTTCTGCTTCCATAACTGCCTTGGCTAAGTCTCTTCCTGTATGCTTAGAGAGGTATAATTCCCTGTAATTAATTAGTGTCCCGTAACTAGGGTCTATCGCAAACCAGTGTACCGCACTGTAAGAAGAATAACCGTAGTCACATGATCTAAACCGTATCCAATCAGAAGGTATCTCGTAAGGCTCTATAACGTGAATAGAGGTTCTAAACTCAGAGAAGGCCGCACCATCTGCTACTGCCCAATCACCCTCTAATAACTGTCTCCTCTGCATCTCTGGTAGAGATAATAGGTTAGCTTCATACTGTCCCCCTTCCATTAAGTAGGGGTTGTCTTTTAGACTTGCTGGGATGAACCTTCTGTAGAATAAAGGTTCGCCCTCTTTCTCATGTCCATCAGGATAAACTAAGTCTTCTCCTGTATCTAAGTCCTTAGCCACAAACTTGGTGTTTGCTGGGGCCGGATCAATAAACATCTTTTTAACCCATCCATGTCCACTTCCCCCCGGATTGGTAGTGGCCCTAATGTAGATAGGCAGTGTTGGGTCTGTTGTACGAAGCCTTGAGCGCATATAATTGAACGCGAAGGCTGTGGGGTATTGCGTCAACTCATCGAAGGCTACATAGGAAAACGCTTGACCTTGGTAACGTAGAACGTCTTGATCCCTTTCCAGATACGTAAGCCAAAGCTTCGCACCTGAAGGAAACGTCCACTGAGACTTTTTCTCAGCCCACTTAGAGCCTTGAAAGGCTTTAGGATAAAGCTCTTGGCTCTTCCATATAAGCTCCCTAAGTTCGTCATTAGTTCTCCTCAGTATTAGCCCATTAAAATTAGGATTATTAAAATAGCGCATTGGGTCAGCAAGAAGACCAAATGATTTACCTCCACCAGCCGCACCCCCATATAGTACTTCACGTTCAGATGCCGCCAAGAACTCAGTCTGTGGCCCCTCGTTAGGAGCAAAGACTACCTCAGTCTTTTGTTTTTCGCTCTCTATAACAGAGAAGTCTAACTTAGCAGTGTCTAGTTCCTGTGCGGGTTGTAGCTCTTCTAAATGCTTCTTGGCTAGGGTTAGCCTTCTTTTGGCATCTGACTGTTTACGCTTGGCTACACTTAATTTCTTATCAGCGGCTGTCTTAGGCTTATTCTTCCGGTTGGCCTTAGCCATAGCCTTTAATCGTTTAGATGGGTTATCGCTGTCCTTACCTCGCCGCGACTTCCATATATGTATTAGACCTTGGTGACTTATTCTGTCTCCTGTCTTTGATGTAAGCCACTCAGCAGTCTTTCTACTAGAGTGACCTTCCTCAAGAAAGTCTAGGGCCTCTTCTACAAGAGTAGCCTTTTCAGTATCAGGAACCAGTACCAGAGGATCATCATCAGACGCCACATAAGCATAAGGCATCTTAGCGGTCTTGTTAGGTCTTGTACGGTTTAACCAAATAGTCAATCTTCACTTTTCGGTGGTAGTATAAACATTGCACCGCCTGTATTCTTAACCTCAACCTGTTCCTTCTTAATCAGTCCGGTACGGTCTAGTATTTCTCTAGCCGCTGAGACTGTATTTCTAGCTCCCATAGCACTGGGATCATTCAGAACATCTACCATTCCCCATGCCGCCATAGGAGCGTTCATAGCAAGGGTCATAGAGGCTTTGTCATTAATCTCATCCTTAAGGGATGATACAACAGAGGATATGCTGGTCTCTTTAGCATACCCAGCGGCATCCATAGCTCTGCGTAGATTACCTCTGCACTCTTCCGACATTAAGGCTTCTAAAAAGACTTTTTGCTTTTCGGTTAGTACTTTTTCGGGTTCAGTCATGCCATTGTCCTTAAATATACAAAACAGGAGCCTACCGCCGCCGTCAGAACTATCCACCAGACACGCTCCATAAACCTTAGAGTGTGGCCCCTAGAGTGGGTGATCTGATCTAACTGTTGTAGTCTCTCCCACATATGTTTCTGTTCATCATCGTAATGATCCATGCGCTTAAATAATGTAATCATGCGCTCTTCCATACGTGCTAACGTAACTACGGCATTGGATAGTTTGTCCAACTTATCCTCAATTCTAGTCAACCTTTCATCGGTCATGTTTTTTTCTTGGCCTTTTTCTTTTTAGGCCAACCAGCCTTCATATTTGAATATGACTTACTGGAGATTGTTGATTTAGATTTAGGACGGGAAGTACCCGCTTTCTTGCGTTTGTTTATATTTTCTACAAGGGACATATTTTATTACCACTTCTTGCATGACCAGTAACGGGCCGTTAATTTACTTTTAGCCGTGTCGCACTTATGTCTTGCGCGAAATGATCTACGGGCGGCGGGATTATCTCGTCTTATTTCCATATTAGGGTCACCAAACGTAATATACTTTACGGTATCTCCCTCTACTGCTAATACTTCAAACTTCTTTGGCCCACCTCTACGTGGCTTATTAACACTGGTAAAACCATGACGTTTTTTACCAGCGGCTATCTTTTCTGCTTTAGTCTTACCAGCCATTCTGTACCCTAGTATTATTATCTATATTGATAGGCCCAATAAATTAAGCCAGCGGATGCACCTATTACAATCACACCTACGATTACCCACTGTACTATCTCTATTAGCAAGCCTCTTGCCGCTTCTTGTTCTTCAGCTATCTCACGTTTACGTATGCGTTCTTGTCTTTGAAAATCTACCCAAGCATCGTACAGTCCGGGTCTTCCGTAGAGCCTCATGTGGGACTCAATTTCTTTTCTAGCCTCTCGCAACTTATCAAGCTCTAGGAACTCTTCAAAGCTGTTTGTGTCCTTACCCATTGCCTTAGCAAAGATAGAACTCTGCTTGCGTTCACCCTGAGCCTTTAGGGTCTCTTCGGCAGTCAGGATTGCTCCCAACTGCTTTCCCATCGAACCTATCTCTCTGCCATGCCCTATTAGCGTCTTTACCTGACCAATAGCGGCATTAGCGGCTGAAACTACAGCCAGTGTCTCTACAAGCATTTCTCCCCCCCGAAAGAAAACTTTTAGTTTTAAGCTGACTGCCCTACTTCAAAGCACTTAGCCCTTGTTAAGGCTTTAATGCGTTCCCCTAGGGCAATCATCTCTTGAGTAACTGTAATCTGGCATTGTTCTCTGGTATGAAACAAACCGCCTGTTCTAGCCATCATACTGCAACTAAATGCATCGGTTGGTAAAAAACAGTAGAGAATAACGCCTAAGAACATTACTTCTTCTTTTTAGCCATACCACCATACATCATCTTTGGTTTGGCCTTCTTAGCCGCCATACCGCCGTGCATCATTGCTGGTTTCTTTTTCTTAGGTGGACGGCCTACTTTAGACCCATATGTACCCTTACCTTGAGGCATAAAACTCTCCAATATAAAAAATTCGTTATTCGTCAAAACTATCATCCAGAAGTTCAGGGACATAAATCTCAGGATTAGGGGGAATATCTACAGAACATTCTTCCGTATGGAAGTATCGACCATAACCCTCAAACTGTTTAGACATTGGGTTTTGCTCTAGTTCTTTTTGAGATATCAGACCCTCTTCCAGAAGTAGTCTTCGTATCTTCTCGAAAGTCAGGACTTGGCCTGTACGTTCCCGTATAGCCGCCCTTATGTAGTACAGGTTCATTAATATAAGTCCTTTTTAGACCTACCCTTACATTCTACCACTATATAGGGGGTTAGGTCAATACCTTATTTGTTTGTTTTTTTAACCACTTAGTAATTGACGGATTGGACATATGATGCTATAATGAAGTGTGCTTCGGGGGGTTATACTATAGTACTAGGCTATTAGCCTTCTACTTTGAGTATATACGGTCATAGATTTCTCCCCGACTTAGCCCTATATCCCTTAAACTTTTATCCGACATATTGTGTAGCATCCAGTAATTGGCTCTACGCAGTTGGGCTTCCTGTATGCTTTTTAGTATTCTAGTAAACACAGCCATTCTCCTTAGTAAGTGTGTGCCTTCATTATACCACTTTGGTACTTGAAGGAGTACATTCACCAAGACATACCCGTTATGTAGATAAGTACTTTATAGCATTCTCCATCATAGCCACATCGTCTTTAAAGCCACCTAATGCTCTATTACACTTGTGACATAGCCAGCCTCTAAAATGATTATTAGTATGGCAGTGATCTACTACCCACGGCCCAGCCTTAGTACCGCCCTCTCCGCTGACTTCCTCAGACGATCTAAAGCAGATAGGACAAGTGTAGTCTACGTCAGGCATAGCTACCTCAGACCTTATCTTATTGCGTATACGGCTCATGTGGTTGTTACACTTACGGCACTCAGTACGAAGGTATGAACCCCCAGAGTGTACCCCATAGGCTTCCAGCGGCTTATTTACACCACACTTAACACATACTTTGGACTCGCCTACGATTGGATCGTATTCTTCCCAACCAAAGAGATTAGCTTGGCTCATAGTCAGCGTCAAATAGATCAGATACATTAATAGCACTGTCCTCTATGCGCTGGGCTTTTTCCCTTAGCTTCTCAGACTCCCGCATCAATTCATTCGCTAAGGAATATAACTGATGATAGTCACTCTCTTCAGACAGTGTGCGCTCAATCATCTCATACAGAGGTTTATTCACAGTGATCTCTTCAAATTCATCAACTGTAAGCTCTATATTGAAGTTAAGTACGCCGTGTTCGTCAGCCTGTAGATCAACATCTACCCACAGAGGGATGCCAGTTTCAAACAAAGTAGCATCATTCCCCAAATCCATTGTGTCTACCATTACTTGGTCTCCTAGACAATTAATAAAGTGGTTATTGCATACTAACATTTACCACTTAGTAATACAAGCCTAGATACTTGACATAGTGAATTATTTTAACTTGCTACTAGATGTAGTGTCTTTACAGTTTCGCTGACATTGTAAGAGGACTGTGCAGTTTACGGTTGTAAAATACCCAAAATATGTCGCTGTTGTATACGCTACCGGGGTACGGGGGGGTGGCGCTGGCCCTCCCTAGTAGAATTACCCTAGCTACCAGTTAGAAAGCCGCAAGCCCATATAAATAAGGCCTTTTTAGCGACCTGTTAAGTATTAGGTCATAGGCTAACAGCTAAAAAGACAATAAAAACAAAGCCTAAGAATAAAGATTGCACAAAATAAATTGCACAATGTTATAAGCTTAGAATTATTATTTAATTAAATGTAAAAGAGCGCCGGAAAAGAGCAGCGAACTAGAATAAATTTAACGTGACAATTTTATTATAGAGCAGCGCGGCGCGTTGCGATGCATGGATTTACAGCAATATGATTTTCTAGAATGGATACCTAAGTTTTATATTAGCGGCTTATTGCTTTGATAGTTTTTTCAATAGACGCCGCCTTGCGCTGTAGAGCCTTAAGCTTGCGCCTCTTATGACGTTCGCTTTCAGCCTTAGGCTTAAGGTATGCAATGGCTTGTCGTGACACTGCATTCCTTGCTTTTTCCATAGCTTGCTTTGGACTACTCATAAGCCAAACCCGTAGCCAATGAACAGCAATCCCACTAGCCAAATAACTAGCAGGATTAGTCCGGCGCAATCCTCTAATAGATCAAACAGTCGCATACTATGCAGCCTCCAAAGCTTGCCAAGCCGGACTAGATAACACGCGGGTTACCTTGTTTGACCTAGCGTCTAAACTAGCTGCAACGTTGTCCCTATTCTTAGAGCCTCTAACAGTAAATATTTCGCTGTTATGAGTACCCCAAAAAGTTAAGGAACTAGCCAAGGCCCAAATAGATTTACCGCGTTGTGTGGCTTCTATTTCGAACCTATCCATGAGTTGCTTTGTAAGGCGCGGCGATATGCCAGCCTCTATAAGCGCTTCATTGGCTTGATCACTATTAATAGATTTATCAGCCCAGCGTTGCCATACCGCTATTTTATCGCGGTAGCTGT